GTAGACTTCGGTGTCACATGCGGTATGCGTACCGTAGAAGAGCAGGAGAAGCTTGTAGCTAGTGGTGCTAGCCAGACTATGAAGAGTAAGCACCTAGAGGGCCGTGCAGTCGATCTGGTGGCCTATGCAGGTTCTAACGTTACATGGCAGTTAAATATGTATGACGATATTGCTGATGCTATGGCTAATGCTGCTTGTGACCTAGGAGTGCCTTTAAAGTGGGGAGCTGCTTGGACAGTAGGAGACATGGGTGATTATGTAGGCACAATGGAAGAAGCTATGAATGAATACATAGATCTCCGTCGTTCCCAAGGTCGCAGACCTTTTATTGACGCACCACATTTTGAGATGATGTAATGTCTATTGATTACAGAGGAGAGAAGTTTGCAGGTTATAACAAGCCGAAGCGTACCCCTGATCACCCGAAAAAAAGTCATGCCGTTCTTGCAAAAGAAGGTACAACCATTAAGCTCATCAGGTTCGGTGAACAGGGAGCTAAAACGGCAGGGAAGCCCAAAGAAGGTGAATCCGACAAGATGAAGAAAAAACGTGCATCCTTTAAAGCAAGACACGGTAAAAACATAAAAAAGGGAAAACTCAGCGCAGCATACTGGGCTGATAAAGAAAAATGGTAAACAAGTATAGGATACACATATCATGACAACTACTACACTCACACAAGGCATTGAAGAGTACGAAACCGCAATTACATTTGGTAACGGCATTGACATTACTGGTGGACTACAAACTACTGGTGGTGGACACGTACAATATACTGAAGCTGCAGGTTATGCTGCTACTGATTACATTGTAGGTAAAGGTGCAAGTACTTATGGCACAGTAGACCCGTTTACTTCAGGTGCTTCTCAACTCTTTCCAATCGGCAGTAAGCTTCTGTACGGTAACACTACATACCGTTACTGTAAGATGGGTTCTGCTGCAGTAACAGCAGGTAAGTGTATAACTCACGCTGCCTCTATTGCTCATCACTTTGATCTAGCTCCTACTGCTGACGTAGCTGCTGGTGAAACTGCAATCTCTGTTGAGACTGCTGGCGACACTGACATTACACTTAATCAATATGCAGGTGGTTACTTGTATATTAATGATGGTGCAGGTGAAGGTCAGATGCTTCGCATTCGTTCTAACCCAGCACATGATCACTCATCAGACCCGTCTATTGTTATTACTACTTATGATGATTTAGCAACAGCTCTTACAGCTTCTTCTAGCACACGAATTACTCTTATTGCTGATCCTCTCAGTGCTTTGATTGTTCAGGCTGCTACAACTACAGGCGCAACTATGGGTGTCACTGTTGTTGATATGGCTGCTTCCCACTTTGGTTGGATGGCTGTATCAGGTCCACAAACTGTACTTACTTCGGGTACACTTGTAGTAGGCAACCACGCCGTACCTCTGGGTGCTGCAGGTGCTGTAGGTCCAGCGGCTGGTGATGTTATTCAGGTAGTTGGTACAGTTATGATTGTCAACGTAACCACTGACTACTCGTTGATTAATCTTTATGGTATCGTCTAAGGGAGTATAACCAATGGTTGATCAAGCAGCATTAGTAGGAGAACACTTAGGGTGGGCTGTAGAAACTGCAGTTACTCTAGGTAATACTGCTACTACACACGTAGTTTGCACTGACGCTAAGATGGTGCTTATTGAAACAAGTCATGATTTAGACATTGGGTTTGCAACAGCGGAGGCTGACGTTACAGATAATGACATTATGCTTCCTGCTGGTGTACATACTCTTGTAGTACCTAAAGCTATAGGCAATGCTACTATACTAAACTATAGACGGGGTAGTGGTAGTAGTACATTAGTACGTGTAATTTTATCGTAAAACAAAGTAGCCCCGTTGTGTAATAAGTGCATGACGGGGTTGCATTAATATCTATATAAGTATATACTAAATTATGGTATAACTATCTCTGGTAACAAAGGAGATATACCATGTTTAAAAGATTAATAAGTAGACTACAGCACAACCAAATGCGTAGAGTAGAATACTGGCAGTTACATAACATGTCAGACATTATGTTAAAAGATATAGGGATAAGTCGTGGCGAAATCAAAGACAGGTTCTACAACCAAGAAAAAGTCAACGGTAAATGCGGCTGGTAATTACACTAAGCCTACTATGCGTAAGTCTCTTGTGGCATCCGTTAAGGCTGGCGGCAAAGGTGGAAGTCCTGGACAGTGGAGCGCTAGGAAAGCCCAGATGGTCGCTAAGCAATACAAAGCTAAAGGTGGAGGATACACGTAAATGTCACTAACTAATCAGAATAAAAAGAAAGTTACGAAGGTCATTAAAGGTTTGAAGAAAGCCTCTAAACTACACGCAGGTCAAGCTAAAGTCTTAAAGGGCATGACAGGCAAAAGCAAAAAGGCTAAAAAATGAAGAAGCTTAAACAGTTATTTAGTAACATTAAGAAGGTCCTTAAGCGTATAGCTAAGGCTTGGAGAGTTTTGCTAAACAAAAAGATGTGTGAAACGTGTGAAGGGTGTAGCTGTAATACGTAATGCCATATTTAACTAGTAACATACCCCACTTCAAAGCGTGGGTACGCCGTGAATACACCAAGAACATGGAAGAGTATCACGGGGAGTTCTTACACTGTATGGTTATTGGCGTTACTACAATGCCTAACCGTACACTAAGCTTCCAAGTAATCTTTACTGGATGCGAGTCTGACGATACAGATGACCCTAATATACACGGGGGTGCTATGTGGGCTAGAATGCCACTTACTGCATTTGTAGCTGACACACGCTACGAAGAGTGGCCTGAAGAGTTACCACCTTATCTTGCTCAGCCTTGGGACTGCATGTCTCACTGGCACTCAGTATATAAACTGGAGAGAGCAAGCCCAGCGCCGTGGATGGCTAAAGTAGACGGGGAGTTTTACCCTGCTAAGTATTATTTTACTGTAGACTATACTGACAGTGAAGTAGCAGATGATCCTGCACAGCATAAACAATCTCATGTGTTGGAGTTGTTAGATGCAGGACCATACACAGGTAACATGGTTGCGTTACCTAATAACAGGGTAAGGGTTACTCACCCTGCTTGGTTTGAGACAGGTGAAGGTGCTCCTGACTTTAGGCCGAATCAACACACGTTTAATTCAAAGGAAAACGTAGACTACGTATGGGACACACAAAGAGTATTTAACAATCTTTATCGGGAGACAGAGTAATGAAGAAGAAGAAAAAAACTATGGCTAAAGGCGGAGCCATGATGAAGAAGAAGACTATGGCTAAAGGTGGAGCCATGAAGAAAAAAGGTTATGCAGCAGGTGGTAAACTACCTATGAAGAAAGATCCTAAGACAGGTGCAATGGTTCCTGCCTACGCTATGGATGGCAAAGGCAAGATGAAAAACGGTGGCAAGGTCAAGAAAAAGGGTATGGCTAAAGGCGGGGCTATGAAGAAAAAAGGTTACGCTATGGGTGGTGTTGCCTCTTACGGTACTGCTAATCCAACGCCTATGGGAATGCAAGAGCCAAAAATGCCTATGGACCCCAAGAAGCCTTCAATGGCTAAAGGTGGTAACATGAAGAAGAAGACTATGGCTAAAGGTGGAGCCATGAAGAAGAAGGGCTACGCAATGGGCGGCAAAGTAATGACGTACAATGTGGGTGGCATGGTTAAAAGTACTGGCACTCTGAATACGGGTATTAAAAAAGCTAGTCCTACAGGCTACAATAGCTAATGACACTAAAAAAATCTCAGAAGAGCTTAGCAGCTTGGGGCAAACAGAAGTGGGGTACTAAAAGTGGTAAACCATCTACTCAAGGTCCTAAAGCTACAGGTGAACGCTATCTCCCCAAGAAAGCTATTAATTCTCTTAGTTCTTCTGAGTATGCCGCTACAACACGATCCAAGCGGAAAGGCACTGCTTCGGGTAAGCAGCATGTGGCTCAACCAAAAAAAGTTGCTAAAAAAGTAAAACCTTACAGGAAGATTAAGTAATGGCACGTACTCTTACAGAAAATCAACAAAAGTTTTTAGACGTACTATTTGAAGAGGCTGCAGGAGATGTTGTGTTTGCTAAGAAGTTAGCAGGCTACAGCGAGGGTTCGTCTACTACAACTATTGTAGCATCATTAAAGGATGAGATATTTGACGCGACTAAAGAATACATGTCTAGGGTGGGGCCGAGGGCTGCTGTTGCTTATGCCAGCGCTCTTGACGATCCTACCCAGTTAGGCATCAAAGAGAAGATGGTAGCAGCAGGACAGATATTAGATCGTGCTGGTATTGTTAAGACTGAGAGAGTTTCAGTAGAGTCAGCAGGTGGTTTGTTTATACTTCCACCCAAGAATACTGACGATGCAGAAACCTAGTAAACCTGCTAGACCTCTAAAGTATGAATACTGGATGTTACCTGAAGCACCTTTTAAGGTAAAGCTTTGGGAGCGAATACCTAGAACTAGTAGATACATTCCTTTTGGGTATGAGGTAGACCCAGAGGATGAAGATTGGTTACAACCTATTTCTAAGGAATTAGAGTTATTAGAGCTTGCAAAGAAACACATAAAGAGTTATAGTTACAGGCAAGTGTCTGCGTGGTTAACAACACAATCAGGCAGAAGCATAACCCATGATGGCTTGAAGAAGAGAATAGATGTCGAAAGAAAGCGAAAAAGGCTTACTACAATTAAACGCAAGTTTGCCGAAAGGCTCCAAAAAGCGTTACGTGAGATCGAAATCCTCGAAACAGAAAGAGTCGGTTACTACTCCTATGAAGGCGGAAACACCTCGCCTAAAGATACCAGCAGCGCCTAAGGCTGCAGAATATGATGTACCTAACGCACAAGAGATAGTCTTTAAGCCTAATCCAGGTCCACAGACACAGTATCTAGCGTCAGGAGAACGTGAAGTACTATATGGTGGAGCAGCAGGGGGTGGCAAGAGCTACGCAACACTAGCTGACCCGTTACGAAACTTAAACAGTCCAGACTTTAGTGGGCTACTAGTGCGACACACAACAGAGGAACTAAGGGAGCTTATACAGAAGAGCCAAGAGTTGTACCCTAAAGCTATACCCGGTATTAAGTGGTCTGAGCGTAAGAGCCAGTGGACTACACCTAGAGGCGGTACACTGTGGATGTCTTACCTAGACAGAGACACAGACGTTATGCGCTACCAAGGACAGGCGTTTAACTATGTAGCCTTCGATGAGCTTACCCAATGGCAGACACCCTTCGCTTGGAATTATATGCGCTCAAGATTACGTACTGCAAACAAAGACTTAGGGCTTTATATGAGAGCCACGACAAACCCGGGTGGAAGTGGACACTCTTGGGTAAAGAAAATGTTCATTGACCCTGCAGCACCGAACACTGCATTCTGGGCAACGGACATTGAGACTAGCGAGACATTAAGATACCCCTCAGGGCATAGCAAAGCTGGAACGCCCCTGTTTAAGCGTAAATTTATACCCGCTAGTCTCTTCGACAACCCGTACCTCTCTGAGAGTGGTGACTACGAGGCGATGCTTTTATCACTACCTGAACACCAACGCAAGCAGTTGTTAGAAGGTAACTGGGACGTAAACGAAGGAGCAGCTTTTCCTGAGTTTAATAGACAAATACACGTTGTAGACCCCTACGATATACCTTCAGGGTGGACAAAGTTTAGGGCCTGCGACTACGGTTATGGAAGTTATACAGGCGTTGTCTGGTTTGCTGTGTCACCTAGTGAGCAGCTTATTGTATACAGAGAGTTATATTGTTCTAAGGTTACTGCTACAGATCTAGCTGATTTAATACTAGAGGCTGAACGTAATGATGGTGCAATAAGATACGGTGTGTTAGATAGCTCCCTGTGGCATAAGCGAGGAGACAGCGGCCCGTCCTTGGCTGAGCAGATGAATCAGAAGGGTTGCCGTTGGCGTCCATCTGATAGATCAAGAGGCTCACGGGTTGCAGGTAAAAATGAGCTTCACCGCCGTTTGCAAGTAGATGAGTTTACTGAGGAACCAAGACTCGTTTTCTTCTCTACTTGCACCAACACTGTGGCACAGCTACCTAGCTTGCCTCTAGACAAAAGAAACTTTGAGGATGTGGACACACACGCAGAAGACCACTTGTATGATGCAATAAGATATGGTATAATGACTAGACCAAGAAGTTCTTTATGGGATTTTGATCCTTCAACACAACGAAGCGGTTTTCAAGCTGCTGATTCAACGTTTGGATATTAAGAATGGCAAAAAACGAAAACGAGCAGACAGAGTTGTTTGAGACAGATGAAGTATCTGTTATTAAAGACGGTGATGAACTTAATGCAGGCAGTGTAGTAGATTACATCTATTCTAGGTTTAAACGTGCAGAGGATGCAAGGCAAACAGATGAGCTTCGCTGGCTACGTGCTTACCGTAACTACAGGGGCCTGTATGGCTCAGACGTACAATTCACTGAAACTGAGAAGTCTCGTGTATTTGTTAAGGTAACTAAAACTAAAACACTAGCAGCCTATGGTCAGATCAATGACGTACTATTTGGTAACAACAAGTTTCCGCTTACTGTAAATCCTACAGTCCTACCTGACGGTGTGTCTGATTCCGTACATATTAACATTGACCCTAACGCTGAAGCAGGTCAGGAAGCTCTGTCTGCAGCATTCGATGGTGAGCCTAACATATCTTTCTTGTTTGATCCTAATGAGAAACTAAAACCGGGTGAGACTATGTTCACTCGCATGGAGCGACTAGGCCCACTTAAAGACCGCTTGGAGTCCTTAGGCGATAAAGTTATGGAAGGTCCGGGTACTACTGCTAGTACTGTTACATTCCATCCAGCTATGATTGCAGCTAAGAAGATGGAGAAGAAGATACATGACCAACTAGAAGAGAGTGGCGCTAACAAACAACTGCGTCATACATCCTTCGAGATGTCTCTATTTGGTACAGGTATTATGAAGGGGCCGTTTGCCGTAGACAAAGAGTACCCTAACTGGAATGAAGAGTCAGGTGAGTATGACCCTCTAATTAAAACTGTGCCGTCCACTAGTCACGTATCTATATGGAACTTCTACCCTGACCCAGATGCATACAACATGGATGAAGCTGAGTATGTAGTTGAGCGTCACCGCATGACACGCTCACAGATGCGTGGCCTGAAGTCCCGTCCTTTCTTTCGTGAAGAGTCTATAGATGACGCCATCCGTATGGGTGAGTCTTACGACAAGAAGTATTGGGAGCAGGACATGGAGGATGATGCTACTAACACTGCATCTCCTGAGCGTTATGAGGTACTAGAGTTCTGGGGCTTTGTTGATACAGAGATACTAGAAGCTAACGGTGTTCCTATCCCTAAGGAGCTAAAGGATACAGAGCAAGTAAACGTAAATGCTTGGATCTGTAACGGCAAAGTACTACGTCTTGTGCTTAACCCATTCAAGCCTACACGTATACCTTACTACGCAGTACCTTATGAGCTAAACCCATACTCATTTTTCGGTGTAGGTATAGCTGAGAATATGGATGACACACAGACTTTAATGAATGGTTTCATGCGTTTAGCGATTGATAATGCTGCACTTTCTGGTAATTTGATCATTGAGGTTGATGAGACAAACTTGGTTCCGGGCCAAGACTTAAGCGTGTATCCGGGTAAGATTTTCCGCAGGCAGGGGGGTGCTCCGGGTCAAGGCATTTTCGGGACTAAGTTCCCCAACGTTGCAGGCGAGAACATGCAACTATTTGACAAGGCAAGGGTACTAGCAGATGAAAGCACAGGATTTCCTAGCTTTGCACATGGGCAAACTGGCGTTTCAGGGGTTGGAAGGACTGCTTCTGGTATTAGTATGCTTATGTCTGCAGCTAATGGATCTATTAGAAATGTTGTTAAGAATGTAGATGACTACCTCATCGGCCCTCTAGGAAGAGCCTTCTTTGCTTTCAACATGCAGTTCAACTTTGACAAGTCTATTAAGGGTGACTTAGAGGTTAAAGCTTCTGGTACTGAAAGCCTAATGGCTAACGAAGTACGCTCACAGCGTTTGATGCAGTTCATAGGTGTAGCATCTAGTCCTACACTGCAGCCATTCGTAAAGTCAGACTATATCATTCGTGAGATAGCTAAGTCTATGGACCTAGACCCAGATAAGGTAACTAACTCTCTGAGTGATGCTGCAATCCAAGCTGAGATCCTTAAGAAGTTCGCACAGCCACCAGCAGCCCCACCAGTGCCTGAAGGCGCTCCTCAGGGGCCTCCTATGCCAGAAACACCCGGCGCACCAGGATCGGCTCCTGGACAGGCTGGGGTATCAGTGAGTGATACTACAGGTGCAGGCGGTGGTAATATCGGTACAGGTACAGCACCTATTCCGGGTGAGCAAGGGTTTACAGGTACATAATCGTGGACAGCCAACTTAAAAAGATAGTAAATGATAAACCTGTATGGGATGCATTAGTTGCAACCTTAAATGATAAGATAAAAGATGTTCACAGAAAGCTAGAGCAAGAGACTACAATGGAGAGTATGTATCGTGCTCAAGGTGAGATTATGGCACTACGTAGATTAACCTATTTAAGGGATGAAGTAAATGGCCCGTCAAAGTAAAAAATTAAAAGAACCACAAGTCCCAGAAATGGATGCTATGCTACTAGAAGAGCAAGTTGATCCTGTGAGTGGTAACACTGCACCTTTAGGGGCCTTGCCTGCTGAAGTACGTGATGACATAGACATTTTAGTAAGTCCCGGTGAGTTTGTAATTAATGCTGCTACTGTTAGGTACTTCGGTCAAGAGTTCTTTGATAGCCTGCAAGACACTGCTGAAGACGGCTGGGAACGTATTGCATCTACAGGTGACTTGCCGTTTCGTGATGATGAACTAGAGTTTGAAGAAGACGATGATGCACCTAAAGTAAGTTTTGCTGAAGGTGACATAGTTGAAGAAGGTGACGGTTTAAGCGAAACTGAGATGACTTCTATACCTACCCCTATAGGTGGTGGATACGGAGGATCTGGTGGTACAGGTGCATCCTCTAGTAGTTATGACTTTAAGGTGTACTCCAACGCAGCAGGAAAAGAAGTGCGTGTATACTTCTATAATGGTAGACCGCTAACTAAGATACCTGAAGGATATGAAGAGGATGGTTCTGTTGATGAAACAGTTGAGGAAGCTGTTGCACGAGTAGTAGAAGCAAGGGATGATGATGATAAGTGGGCTAGGCAGGCTGGTGTACACTCAAGCTCCTCACCTCAAGAAATCTTTAATGCAATGGGCATAACAAAAGATGGTGTAGATAAGAGTAAAGGCTACTGGAATACAACTCCAGATACGTGGACTTCTAGTGATTGGGCAAGTTACAACAAAACTATAGGCGGCTCGTTTCAGATACCCGGTACAGACATTAAGATAGACCCAGCACAGGCTATTATGACAGGCATAGTTAGCACGGCATCTGGTGCGCTGGGTCTTGCTCTTAATTATGGCTTGAACGTAGGCAAGAAGAAACTGGCTGCAAAGGCTAATGCGTCAGCACTCAGCATGATTAAAACAGGTAAGTATGGAGGGTCTGACCCAAGAACTGTTTTAAACACTGCTTACTCAACAGGTGTAATGCTAGGTACTATAAAAGAGACAGCCTTTGAGGCTTGGGCCAAAAAGACTCTTGATAGCCAGACCATACCTGAAGTAAATAAAAATCTAATGAAGCAAATTAGACCTATGAATAAAAGCATAGGACTTGGTTGGACATCAACCCTTGCAGGAGAACAGTTGTATAATGCCATAGACCTACACAAACGTTATACTCAAGACCCATCTGAAGGTCTTGCTGTTACAACTAGTAAGGGTCATGTTGTAGGCATGATTGGCAGTATAGGTGGTGGTCAGGCTGGGATGTTAGCTGATGCTAACGGCATAGCTCTTAGAGATCCAAATACAAATGCAGTCATACGTGTAGATGCTGACGGTAGTACATATGTAATGTCAGGCATGTTTGGTACAACAAGAATTGATATTGAT